AGCGGCACGCTGAGCAGGCCCTGTGCGCCGCTGAGAGCGCCCCGCCCGAGCTGAGACGCGCCATGGTCGCCGCGCAGCGCCAGCAGGCCATTCAGGGCGCCCTGGCGGACGGCCAGTGGGGAGCAGCACTCAAGGGTTTGGACCGTGCTGGAGAGATCGCCGGGGAGCTGCGGGAGAGCGCTGGGCTGTCTGAGGAAGATCTGGTGCTGACCGTGAGCGTCGAGGCCCATTCAGAGCTGCCTGAGGGTGATTCTCAGCCGGTCGCAGGCGAGAATGAGCGCGATCTTACCCCCGAGACAGCCGAGACAGAGGACTAAGCGCTTATTGAGAATGGCTGCGCCGCAGTGAGTCTCAGCCAAGACAGCCCCTAATGCGACTGTTTGTTAAGCATCCATGGGCAAGCGTGCCATTCATGGGCTATTGTATGGGGGCATTCATTCGAGAGGCATTCATGGATTGCGTTTTCCCCGCTAACACCGTCATGCTGACCAGTGGCGTCAATGCAACGGCTGGCAACATTATTTACGAGGACGAATCAAGGCTAGAAGATAGCCTGTATTGCGACAAACGGGAAGATGGTAGCATCCTGATGGATAAAGCTAGATTCTATAAGATGCTGGTTACAGAATACGGTCGCTGCGCAGGTAAAGCCTACGTTGGTGATGGCATCCATTCAGGCTGGGTATTTGTAAAAAAAGCGCAATACAGTGACTGCAAGGAAACTTATTTGCAGGAAACCTGGATAACGTTTGCCAGTGTAACACCTAAAGCATACAATCACCAGCCCATCCAAGCATTGTAACTAAGTGTTAAGCACCTAGCCGCACCGCTGCCATTCACCCCCTATAGTGGGGGAGCCCAACCACTCAAACCCGCCATGTCTCGCATCACCGCTAAAATGCTGGATCGTAACTGCGCGATCCTTTGCCGTTTGCTCGATTGCCCTGATGCCCCATACGTCAACGGCGTTATTCAGCCTGGCTGCATTTATGTTTCTAATGCAGGCTACGGTTACGGCATCGAGCAGATTGTAGACGAAAAGGGCTGCATTCAGGTTCATGCTTCCGGCATGTCTGCTGCTGAATGCTATCAATGGCTGCAAGGTGCCTTTATGGCTTGTCGCGTTACTGGGCACGATGGCCCAATAGCTGAGCGCTGGAATGGTCGCAGCTTGCTTAGCGGTTCCCGCGTTTGTGCTGCCGTCAAGTATTGCAGCCCGACCGACACTAAGCCGGCTCGATGGAAAGCAACCATCGAAGATCTTTCTTGCTTTTCCCCATTCGATGACGGACCCATTCAGGCGGCAATTAAAGTTGCACAAAAGCGCGAACTGAACAGCGTCAAGCCGCGCCATGCTTCGCAAATTAGCCCAGACTTTTATGTAATTGAGTTTTGATCATTCATCCGGCGCCATTCATCCGGCGCCATTCATCCGGCGCCATTCATTCATTTTGCCATGATTGTCATTGTTCGCGCTAACCGCTGGGAGTTGATCCGCTCCCCGCAAACGGTCGCGGCTGCCTGGCGACTGGCAGACAAGCTAACCGCTCAGACTGGCGTAGCACACTGGGTCGGCAGAATGTAGCGCTGCAGTCTGTCTGCCCATTGTGACAGAACGTTAAGGGTCTGTCCCCGTAGCGTGCAATTCTGCGCTAGTGTTTGGGGGCAATCAAGCATTCAAGCGCTATGGCATCACTTAAGTTTCGTGTTGATACTGAAGAGGTTAACGAGCACGGCCAGACTGTAGGCTACACACGTTGGATGGGTGGACCCACCCTGGCCCGCGTCATCGGCGCGGTTTGCGATGACAACCAGCGCCGAACCGCATACATTACGGGCGAACCGGATACATTCTTTAGTGTCCCGGCACGGGTTAACGTAGGCAAGCGGAGCGTATCAGGCTGGCTTGGGACGGATGATGGCCTGTGGCGCTTCCACGGCGACTGTAACTAAATGTTAAGCTCCCATGGGCAAGCGTCGCAGCTTGCCTAAACTGTCGTTGTTCATCCGCTCAATTCTGCCATGCTTTATCCTGCATCCACGCTGTCTGAGTTTGCCTATATGCGACCCTGGCAGGTTGCTGATCTATTAATTGGCCTACATAGCCAGTATTGCCAAACTTTTAATCTGCCAGCTGACCCTAATCCTATGGTCAGCTGTGACACTATGGCAGCCAATCTGCGCAATACATTAACGCGTCAGACTAAGGCTATTCTTGAATACATGTATTCAGATTGTGGAGCTGTCAGGCTGCGCTCAATCATCACCGAACTGGTTAACCGTAACGCTTATGGTGTCTTGCGCGAGCGTGACTGGTTATGGCAGGAGGCCAGGGAGCATTCTGCAGAGTGCCGAGAATACGCGAACCGCTGCTTCATTGAGCAGTTTAACGCTACGCTAGCCGAGCTTCCTAGGCTAGTTTGACCTTTTCCCATCATCCCATCGCTTATCATCTCATGCTTGCTTTAATCGCTGATTCTCCCATTGTTTCCACTGATACGCTGCGAGCCGATCACTTATGTTCCGCTTTGATCAATGAAGCTGAGAGACTAGGCATCACACTAGACCGTGATTTATGGCAGCCTGCTGCCGCCATAGTCGCGCATGGCCAGCATGGTGGCATGTGCCTAGACCTGCCACCTAGGCTAAGTGAGATTAGCGGTGAAATAGTGTCAGAATTGTTTGACGCTTTGAACTGGGCTGCTCCCAGTGGTTGCTATCTGGGGGCAAGTGAAGGTGACGGCGCTTGTTTCCTGTGGACTCTCAGTATTGAAGCGCAATGTGAGGCGATCAATACTGATCCTAAGTCTAGGTTTGAGGCTAAAACTCTAGACGTGCCAGAGCACTGGCTTTCCGCGCTAGTTAACGGTGACGAGTCAGGACTGACCGATAAAGAATCTGCGCAGTTTGAAGCATTCTGCGATGGCGAACTAGGCGACAATTGGTCCGTCAATAGCTGGGAGGAAGAGGCATCTTTTATGAAATATCACGATGCGCAACCCTATGGTGTGCGGGCGTGTGATGCCGTGACGGTGCTGGCGATGCGGCTTAAGCAAGTGTGACCAAATGTAACGGCTCCCATGCCTAGCGCGGTTAATCCATGCTACTGTATGGGAGCCAACCAAACAACCAGCCATGAACAACGGAACAATTGCCAGGACCGCGAGTCAGTCAGTCGCAACGATTCGGCGCATTATTGAGCAGGATAGGCGCAACGGCCCCCAGCCCTGGATGCACCAGGCCTACGGCCATGCTCAACAATTGCTAGATATGGCGTACGCTATGTCATATCTAAAACAGTGTGACAAGCTGTCAGATCATATCTATATTCTGCGCGGTGTGGTCTGCGATTTGCGCGACAATTCTTACAGCTTTGGATATGGGGATTAAGCTATAGTTAGCAGCCGTGATTCTCGCCTCCCGTGATAGCAAACGGGGGGCAGGATTGCGGTTTTCGCGCCGCGCATGGGGGTCTCTTACCCCCTCCACCTCCCCCTCCCAAACAACGCACTTACGCTCCCCCATTATCCCCACCACACTTACCCCCACCAACAAAGCCGCAGCACAAACAGGGGGGCGGGGGTCAAATCCCTAAAAGCTCAACCCCCATATTCCCACCAGATTTTAGAAAAAATCAGACCCCATCATCTTTGACAAACGCAGCTCCATCACTGCCGGCAAAACGATCATCAGTACCCCAGCCGTTGCGCTGATATGTAAGCAGAAACAATAAGCAACACCCAGCATGTGCAAGATGCGACAGCCCAGTTTCGGGATCAAGATTTTCACCACGCCACCAAGCAAATAAATGCCGCAGCAGGGCAGCATAATACCGCCCCCAGCGAGCACCACGACACCAGTTGTTATCACCGTATTTGCCGGCACCAAAAGTAAGCACGGCAGCAATTTCTTCGATAGCAGCAGTGGGGACGAGATCAAGACGCGGCTTGAGCGCTGATTCAGCTGATTTACGGCATTCTCCCGCCGGCTCATCAAAGACAAGCCGAAGCTCGGGCTCTTCGTATGTCACTCTCCAGTCTTTGCCAGAAAAGCTGGGGAGCGTGATAGTGCGTGATTTAGCCATGAAGCAAGTGTAATGCGCTCACATAATACCACGCTGCTTAGTGCAGTGTCAATGATTTGCGCGAAACAAGCCGCGAGACGCCATTGGGGTCAATGACAACGACACGCCCGCCAGAGGGCAGCAGCTTGTAGGCGTATGGCAGCTTCCAGCCAGATTGGCCGTCATGCTTGACCATCGTGTAAGTCGTTGGGCGTTCCATGGCTCCATACTACCCCATCTCCCGCCGGCTGTGGTAAAATAAAATGCAATTTCAAGGCGAAATGCGAATCAGCGTCTTTCCGTGCCCGCGTTGCACGCATAAAAAAACAACAGTGCAGCAAACAGATCGGCTTGACGATGGAATGCGAGTGCGCAGACGCAAATGTGATAGCTGCGGGCATTTGTGGTACACGGAACAGCCGCCGGAGCAGCAGATTGTCGATACGACGCGATTGGTCTGGTGCGGAGGGATGATCGTCGGGCTGCGACCGCCGGCAGAATCGACGAAAAATGAGAAAATGTAGAGAATCTGGGCAATCAGTAGACTCTGTGCGTAGTAATCGCCCCTGTCTCCCCTTTATTCATGTTGAAGCGACCCAGGCATAAATAACCAAAGGCGTCAAACGAGTGGTCTACGCCGAGCTTCTTGTTTGGCATTCGCGTACCTTCAGCGTAGCCTAAAGTCCTGAAGCTCTTAATCAACTCACGGCAGCGTGGGTTGATCTTGGTATGCACCTCGCCATCAGCTGTACGCAGCGCTGCATTGACCGCCCGTATCTTGTCAGCAATGTTATATGGGGCCTCGGGGGCGTAGACTGTAATTCCGGCCTTGCGGAGGATCTGATGATCGCTCACACCTACGCCGGAAGTTTGTTTGCGCTTGCCGGTGGGGTCGGGGCAGGCAATTTTACGTCGATTTTCGCCATAAAGATCATTGAGCACTTCTGCCATGTCCCAAGTCGTCGCACCTTTTAAGTTCAACTCGTTAAAAACACGCAATTCGACGGCTCGACCCTTGACTCGCACGATATTGGCGCAAATAGCGGTTAATGGGTCGTTGTTAAAGTCCATGCCGATGTAAAGCGGCAGATTGAGGTCATCTTCAACAGTCGAGTCAAGGTTTAGCATTGAGAAGCACGATGCCACTAGCCCTGTATTCGACAGGATTTTAGCTTCATATTCGCGCTCAAACACCTCTAGCGCAAGCGTTCTACGTGCTTCCTCAATTTCGGCCAGCGGAATGTTTCCGCCTTGCAATGACGTGTATTCGTAAAGCCCCCACTGTTCGGGGTCAAGTTGCTCCAGCCCAGGGTCCACATCGTCAGAGCCCTGCAGTTGCAGCACTAGCTCATAAAACCATCCCGCAGTACCCTCGGGGGATGGCGTGGTCGTGAATAATGCCCAGCCGCCACGGTCGGACAATGCCGGCCTAATAACAGAACGCCAAGTATATTCTGTCTGAAACGCGCACTCGTCTAGCACAACGCCCGTGAGCGCAGGGCCGCGCAATGCGTCGGGATCTTCAGAGCCCTTAAGGTAAATGCTGGAGCCGTTGATCAGGTCGATTTTTAGGTTTGACTCATTCTTCTTCCGTATCCAGCGATCCGGTATAATGCGTTTGTATGTATCCCAGGCTATATCTTTGGCCATTCGATACGTTGGCGCGACGTAGTAATACACGCCAGTGCGTTCAGCCGCGCCACGCAACAGCTCAACGCCCCCAAGCACCGTCTTTCCGCCCCGCCGGCCCGCCAGCACGACGCGAAAGCGGCGCCGATCCCGAAAAATGCGTCCCTGCACAGGCCGCAGTGACAGCGCATTTCTGCCGGCCAGGAAATCACCGCTCTGGCGTGGCTTCGCTGGGGCGGCAACAGTCACTGCATCATGCGGAGGTTTGCCCGCCGACTGTAGCTCAGGCTAGAGTGTGGTTTCATGCGCCGCTGCAATGGACATTACAAGAATCAGGCTGACGCATCGGCGCTACACGGATAACGATAGCCCGTTTTTCATGGATCTCACGAATCTGCGGATGCGCAGAAAGTGGGAGATCATGCAAGCGGTGACGAATGGCACCGAATACCTGCACGAAAATGCAGAAGTGTATCTGCCGCGTGAACCACGCGAAAATCCGGCAGAAACAGAAGATGGCGTCAAATACGACCCGTGGCAGGCTCGCGTCAATCTGTCGGTGCTGGCACCGTTCACCAAGCGCTTGATCCACAACGCTGCGGGCATGGTGCTCAGGCGGCAGATTCAGCTGGAAGGCGGCGATCCGTGGTGGTCAGAGACATGGCGCAAGGATGTAGACGGTGACGGCTCATCGCTTGATCAATTTGCCAAGAAGCGGCTTGAAGTGGCGCTGACGTATGGCATGTCATCGTTGATCGTTGATGCCCGCAAGCGCCCTAAG